TAAAGACAACAAGTGGACTGAAGCTCCCCATACCTACGGTATGTGGATGGTTCCGCCTGATATTGGGGTTGAAGTTATTGTTATATTCATTGGGGGCGACCCATTGAATGGGTACTGGATGGCCTGTGTAAACAGCAACACCAGCAGACACATGTTACCAGGTATGGCATCAAGCACATCAGCTGACTTTAGTAATAGCTCCGGAGATGTCAAAAAAGGGTACAACAATGTGCTTAATCCAAAATTAGGTGCACCTGTTACAGAGTTTAACTTCAATGACGAAACACTAGCAACCAAGCCTAACTTTTTACAGAACCCAAAGCCTATACATGAAAAACAATATAATGTACTCAAAGCACAAGGATTAGATAGAGACCCTGTTAGAGGATTAACGTCAAGTTCAAGTCAACGCGAGACTCCTAGCCAAGTGTTTGGTATATCTACCCCAGGCAGACCATTTCCTGACCCTAAAGACAATCCAACTCTGTTACAGAGAATAGCAAACGGTGAAACAACTGCTGATGAATTTATATACAAAACACGCCAAGGTGGACATCAGTTTGTAATGGACGACGGTGATTTTTTAGGCAATAACCAATTGGTTAGATTAAGAACTGCTAGCGGACATCAGGTGATGTTGAACGATTCAGGCAATGCAGTTTACATCGGACATGCAGACGGAACTGCATGGTTAGAATTTGATCTATCTGGAAGAATACAAATTTACAGCAAGAGCGGTATAGATATACGTACAGAGGGCGAATTTAATCTCAGAGCAGACAGCAATATTAATATTGATGCAGGTGGTGCATTAAAAATTAAAACTGGACAAGGAACAACAGTTAACACAGGCAGTCAATTTGAAGTTAAAGCAGGCGGAGCCGTTGCATTAGAAAGTGGAGGAAAAACAGAATTAAAATCTAATGGAAACTTTGTGGTAGATAGTGGAGGCAGTAGCAGTTTACTATCTAGCAGTAGAACAGAAATTAACGGATCAAAAGTTGAAATACAAAACGGCGGTGGAGTTCCACTATCTCCCATAGACCCTTTGCAGACTAATAGCTTGCCAGATACTAAATTAAACACAGCTACAGGACTTTGGGTTAATCAAGAAGGACTTCTTGATACAATAGTCACAAATAGTCCAAGTCATGAACCAAGTTACAAGTTAAGTGTAGGTCAAAATACTGCTGATGTAACAGCAAATCCTTCCCCTACAGTACTTCCAGGACCTGGATTGTTTACTGGCGCGGCAGGAACTACAATAAGAAAACCTGCCACTGACAAAGATCTGCGTAATCAACCACCAAGTCCAAGCAAGATTGGTCCCCTAGACAACGACCAAGTTACTGCATATATGTCACAGATTGCTCGTAGCGAAAGTAGTAATAATTATGGTGCAGAAAACAGTATTGGCTATCTAGGCAAATATCAATTTGGTCATATGGCCTTGATAGATGCAGGCCTGGTTAAAAAATCAGTAACTAGTAACAGCCAATTAGATTTACCGGACAACTGGATACGTAGTCGTTGTGGTAGTAAAGAAGAATTCCTAGCTAACCAAACGCTACAGGAAGAAACCATGCAGTCATACACAAAACGAAATTATAATGCGTTAATACGTAATGGTGTGATACACACAAACAATAAAGACAATGCTATGGAAGTTGGAGGATGGCTAGCTACAGCACATCTATTAGGACCAGGTGGCGCTAAAAAAGTGTTCAATGGAGAATTAGGTGTTGATGGATTCGGCACTTCTGGCAAAGATTACTTCCAAATGGGACGGTACAGTGTATCAGTATTAGCACCTAAATTACCAGGAATACAAGCAGGATAAATATCTATATGGCAATTACATACAAAGGATTTAGTACAGTTGGGCGAACTCAAAAATTTCGCTTGACTGATTTTGAACTAGTAAAACAGGATTTAATCAATCACTTTAATATACGGAAAGGTGAAAAGTTAATGAATCCTGATTTTGGCACGGTCATATGGAGTGTGATCCACGAACCACTAAGTGAAGACCTTAAAAGTGTTATAATTTCTGATATTAAAACAATAGTCGAGTATGATCCACGTATAGGAGTAGATAATGTAGTAATTACTGAATATCTACAAGGAATTCAAATTGAATTAGAACTAAGATATATCCCAAACGATCTTAGAACAGTATTAAACCTCAAATTTGACAATGAGTCAAAAACAGCCAGTTCTATATAATAGTAGCACATAATTTCCTTGGATAAATACTGTAGTACAATAGGAAACTAAATCAATGGCTACAACAACAAGACAATCTAGTTTATTAGTTGCGGAAGATTGGACCAAAATCTACCAAACGTTCCGTGACGCTGACTTCCAAAGTTATGACTACGAAACCATTCGTAAGTCAATGATTGACTATCTAAGATTATATTACCCTGAGGACTTTAACGACTTTATTGAGTCAAGTGAGTTTGTTGCACTCATTGATATTATCGCGTTCCTAGGACAAAGTTTAGCTTTCCGTGCTGATCTTAACGCTCGTGAAAACTTTATTGATACTGCAGAACGTAGAGACTCAGTATTAAAGTTAGCACGCTTAATCAGCTATGTGCCTAAACGCAATATTCCAGCTAGCGGTTATTTAAAAATTGATTCAGTGTCAACAACAGAAGTAATGTATGACAGCGACGGATTAAATTTATCAGGCATTGTAGTTGAGTGGAATGATGCAGGCAATGATAATTGGCAAGAACAGTTTAATACTATTCTTAATTCATCATTGAACTCTAATCAAGTTATAGGTAAACCAAATAACAGCCAAACAATCAATGGTATCGAAACTGATGAGTACGGAATCAATCTTACAACAGGCGTAGTGCCAACATATAGTTTTGATGCTACCATTGAAGGATCAAGACAGAAGTTTGAAGTAGTATCACCAACCAGTTTAAATTCAGTTAACGTATACGAAAGTGCACCTAGACCAGGATCACCATTTAACTTGTTGTACAGAAAAGATAATCTAGGAAATTCTTCAGCAAACACAGGATTCTTCTTATACTTTAAACAAGGTGAATTAAAACAAACAGACTTTAAATTTACTGAAAGTATTCCTAACAGAGTTTTTGGCATCGATAGCGACAATATTAATAATACAGATGTTTGGTTATATAAATTAAACAACAACCTATCACCTGAAACATTGTGGGACCAAGTTCCTGCTGTCAGTTTTAACAATATTATATACAATCAATTGACAAATAAAGACATCTACCAAGTAAACACTCGTGGTGGTGACCAAATTGATCTAGTGTTTGGTGATGGGTCGTTCGCTAACATGCCACAAGGTAATTATAGAGCATACTACAGAACAAGTAATGGATTAGATTACAAAATTACTCCAGATGAAATGCAAGATGTTGTGATCAATGTTAACTATGTTAGTAGAAGCGGACGTACAGAAACAATCACTATAAAAGCCAGCTTACAATATACAATTGCTAATGCTAGCTCACGCGAAACTGTTGAAGAAGTTAGACAAAAAGCTCCACAGCAATATTACACACAGAACAGAATGGTCACAGGCGAAGATTACAACATTCTTCCTTATACCCTGTTTAGTAATGTATTAAAAGTTAAAGCAGTTAACAGAACAACATCTGGAGTCAGTCGTTACCTAGATGTTATTGATACCACAGGAAAATATTCTAGTACAAATATTTTTGCAGAGGACGGATACCTATATAGAGAAAGTTTTCAAAAGAGCTTTAGTTTTGAATATAACACAACCAATGATATTAGAAAAGTTATATACAATCAAGTAGCTAGTATATTAACTAGTACAGAAACACTACAGTTCTTTTACGCATTTTATCCAACTGTTACTGTGCCGACAACAATTAAATGGAAGAAATCGACAACGATTAGTAACGGAGTAACTGGATATTTTTATGATACTGGTAACACTCCACAGCCTGTAGGCGCAAGTGTGAGCACTAATTTAAAATATCTACGTGTAGGTGCGGTGGTTAAACTGTCAGCAGGCACAGGCAAATACTTTGATAATCAAAACAGAATACAAACAGGTACACCTTCAAACACAGGCGACCAAGCTCACATTTATACATCTGTAGTCAATGTTATAGGCGATGGTAGTAATAATGGTTTGGGTAATTTAGCATCAGGGTTGGGCCCAATAACATTATCAGGTGAAGTTCCAGAAGGAGCACAAATAGTTGCAATATTTCCAAGCTTCACTAAAGTGCTAACCGAAGACACCATCACAGCTATGGTTGACAATATTTTAGCAGTTAAAGAATTTGCTCTAAGATATGATGTAGATAATTACGCCTGGAAAATAGTCAATGCAGAAGATATACAACCTACTGGCCAGTTTGATAGAAGCTATGCAGGTAGTACAGCAGGCACCGGGTTAGACGCAAGCTGGCATCTATATTTTAAAACTGAAGCACAAGTATATACAGTTAACTATCGTGGATTAGACTACGCATTTGAGTCTGCACAAGAAACAAACTTCTACTTTGATAACGATGTAAAAATTTATGATCCTAAGACAGGATTTACAGTTAGAGATCAGATTAAAGTATTAAAGGTTAATACTAATCCAGATGATACAAATAGCCTAACTGTTGATTATACCTGGTATGTACATAAAAATATCGTTGGAGTAGATGGGTACG